CCATGAGGGCCTCGGCCTGGAGCAGGCGGCCCAACGACTGAAGATCAGCCCCCGCACCACCTCCCGCTGGAAGCAGGAGGCCCTGGACGAGGGCGACGACTGGGACAAGGCCCGGGCGGCTTCCCTCCTCGCCGGGGAAGGCCCCGAGGCCGTGAGCCGCGTAGTGTTGGAGGAATTTCTGAAGCTCTTTCAAAGCACCCTGGAAGACCTCACCCGGGCACCGTTGAAGCCGCTGGAACGGGCCGAGGCCATGTCCCGCCTCGCCGACGCCTACACCAAGACCATCCGCGCCATCACGAAGAGCGCCCCGGAATTGAACCGTCTAGCCGTGGCCAGCGAGGTGCTGCAGCTCCTGGCGAAATTCGTGCGGGACCGCTTTCCGGCCCACGCCGTGGCCTTCATGGAAGTCCTGGAACCCTTCGGCGAGGAATTGGTGAAAGTCTATGGGTAGCAACCTCTCCCGGCGGGAGTTCCTGGCCGGACTCTCGGCCTTGGCGGCGGAGCTGCGCCAGGAGATCGAGGCCAAGGTGGACGGCTTCGATCCGGACCCCAAGGCCCAGGAGCGCCGGAAGGCAGAGGCGGAACGTAGCCTGGCCTTTTTCGCGCGGACCTACTTCCCTCATTACTGCTCGGCAGCTCCTTCGGTAATGCATGAATGGCTCTTTGACCGTCTAGGCCGCTTGACGCGTGCCAAAGCAGGCGCAAAACTAGCCCTCGCTGCCCCGCGTGGCGAGGCCAAAAGTACCCTGGTCACGCAGATCTTCGCACTATGGTGCGTCGTTCAGGGGCGGCGCCATTATATCCCCATCATCATGGACGCCTTCGACCAGGCGGCCACCATGCTGGAGGCCATCAAGGTCGAGCTGGAGGCGAATCCGCGTCTCAGGCTCGACTTCCCGAAAGCCTGCGGGGAAGGCCGGGTCTGGCAGGCCGGGGTCATCGTCACGGCCAATAACATCAAGATCCAGGCCTTCGGTTCCGGCAAACGCATGCGCGGCTTGCGCCACGGCCCCCACCGACCGGACCTCGTCGTCTGCGACGACCTGGAGAACGATGAGAACGTGCGCAGCCCGGAGCAGCGGGACAAGCTGGAGGCCTGGCTGAAGAAGACCGTCCTGCGCCTCGGCCCCGCCGACGACAGTCTGGACGTGATCGTCATCGGGACGATCCTTCATTACGATTCCGTCCTTTCCCGGTTATTGAAGAATCCTCTCTGGGAGAGCCGGAAGTTCCAGGCCGTGATCCAGTGGCCCAACCGGATGGACCTCTGGGATCGCTGGGAAGAAGTCTTCCGCAACGAGGGCGCCCCGGCCGCCGAGGCTTTCCATGCGGCGCACCGGAAGGACCTGGAGGAAGGAGCCCTCGTCTCCTGGCCCGCCATGCGGCCCCTCAGGAAACTGATGGAGATCCGGGCGCGAGACGGGCATTCCAGCTTCGATTCCGAATTGCAGAACGATCCCTTGAGCTTTGAGGACGCCCCATTCGCCAAGGTGACCTACTGGGTGGAGGAGCTTCCCCGGTGGATCTTCTTCGGGGCCTGCGATCCTTCCTTGGGGCGCCTGGGCAACCGGAGGGACCCCTCCGCCATCCTCGTGGGCGGCTTTGACCGATCCACGGGCATCCTGGACGTGGTCGAGGCCCAGATCGCCAAGAGGCTGCCGGATCGGATCATCGAGGACGTCATCGCTGCCCAGACCCGCTGGAAATGCCAGGCCTGGGCCTTCGAGTCCGTGCAATTCCAGGAGTTCCTGCGCACGGAACTGGTGAAGCGCAGTGCCCAGCGTGGGATTCCGGTGCCCGCCCTGCCCGTCATCCCCCATACGGACAAGGATCTGCGCATCGAGGCCCTCCAGCCCCACGTGGTCAACGGCCTCATTCGCTTCCATCCCAGCCAGACCACCCTACTTCAACAGCTCCGGCATTGGCCGAAGGCCGACCACGACGACGGCCCGGATGCCCTGGAAATGCTCTGGAAGCTCGCCGTGGCCCGGGCCAGGGGCTATGCCTACGAGCCCGTGCGGCGCCATGGCGAGACCAGCTTTCGGGCGGAAATGCGCAAACTCAAAGGAATCTGGTGATGGCGACCCTCTACGATGCGAACGGCAACCCGGTGGACTTCCGGCTCCTCAAAAAGGAGCTGGCCGCCCCCAGCCTCACCTCCGTGCGCCAGATCGTGGCGGAGCATCCCAGCACGGGGCTCACGCCCGAGAAGCTGGGGCGGCTCCTGCGGGTCTCGGAGCACGGGGACCCCCTGGCGTATCTGGCTCTGGCCCAGGACATGGAGGAGAAGGACCTCAACTACCGCGCCCAGCTCCAGACGCGAAAGCTGGCCTGCGCCGGACTTCCCCTCGTGGTGGAGGCAGCCAGCGACTCGGCGGAAGACCAGGCGGACGCGGACCTGGTGCGGGAAGTGATTAGCCAGGAGGGGGTGGAGGACATCCTCACGGACATCCTGGACGCGCTGGGCAAAGGCTTTTCCGTCTGCGAGATCCTCTGGGACACCCAGGGGAAGCTCTGGATCCCCAAGGGAATCCCCTGGCGGGACCCGAGGTGGTTCCTCTTTTCCTTGGATGACGGCTGGACGGTCCTGCTTCGGGACGTGGGCCTGCCCCAGCCCCTGGCGCCCTACAAGTTCATCGTCCACCGCCCCAAGCTCAAGAGCGGCATCCCCATCCGGGGCGGCTTGGCGCGGGCCTCGGCCTGGTCCTACCTGTTCGGCAGCTACGTTCTCAAGGATTGGGTGGGGTTCTGCGAGCTGTTTGGGCAGCCTATCCGAGTGGGGAAGTATCCCGACGGGATCGACGAGGACAAGATCGAGATCCTGCGCCGCGCCGTGCGTGAACTGGGCACAGACGCCGCTGCCATCATCCCCGAGGGGATGCTCATCGAGTTCGTGCAGGCCGCCAGCAAGGGCGAAAGCAGCGGGCTCTATGAAAACCTGATGCGCTTCCTGGAGGAGCGCGTGACCCTGGCGGTGCTGGGCCAGACCCTCACGTCCGGCCAGACGCGCGGGGGCGGCGGCTCCATGGCCCTTGGCCAGGTCCACAACATGGTTCGCCTGGACCTGCTGAAGGCGGACGCCCGGCAGCTCGCGTTCACCCTCAACCGGGACCTGGTGCGGCCCCTCATCGATTTGAATCGGGGGCCGAGGACCCGTTACCCGAAGCTCCGCGTCCATGTGGAGGAACCGGAGGATCTGGCATTGCTGGCGGACAGCCTCGCCAAGCTCGTCCCCCTGGGCCTCAAGGTGGAACAGAGCGTGGTCCGGGACCGCTTCGGTTTCCCGGATCCCCCAGAGGGGAAGGATGTGGAGCTGCTCGGCGTTCCGCCTGCCCCTGAACTTGCGCCTGCGCCGGGTGGCGGTGGGAATGGCGCGCCAAAGGGAACGAAAACCCAGGCCGCCGAGGCGTCCCAAACCCAGCACCGCTGCCAGCATTGCGCGGCCCATGCCCAGGGTGAAGAGCCCGACCCGGCCGACCGGCTCACGGACCAGCTCGAGGCGGAGGCCCAGGATTCCATGGCCCTGCTCCTGGAGCCCGTGCGGCGCCTGGTGATGCACGCAACCAGCCTGGAGGAGATCCGGGACGGCTTGCTGGACCTGTACCCGACCATGGACAACGCGGGCTTCGCAGAGCTGTTCACCGACGCCATGACCGCCGCCGCCATGGCCGGACGCTTTGAGGTCAGCCGTGGCCGATGATCTGGGCCAGGAGATCCAGGTCGGCCGTCTGCCCTTCAAGAAGGCCATCGCGTTCTTTCAGGACAAGCAGCCTTTGCCCTCCCAGGCCTACACCGACCTGGTCCACGCCATGCATGACCGGGCCTTCGTTATCGCGGGGGTGACGCGCCAGGACGTCCTCACGGATGTCCAAGGCCTCGTCCTGAAAGCCTTGAAGGAAGGCACGCCCCTGGCCCAGTTCCAGAAGGATTTCGAGCGGGCCATTGAGGGCAAGTGGGACCCCAAGCAGGGCGCGGCCTGGCGGGGACGAGTGATCTACGAAACCAACATTCGGACCTCGTACGCCGCCGGGCGGTACCACCAGCTCCTGTCCATGCGGGACACCCACCCCTATTGGACCTATCACCACGGCGATGCCCGGCGGCCACGGCCCCTGCATCTGAGCTGGGACGGGACCACGCTTCATTGGGACGATCCCTGGATCAGTACCCACTACACGCCCAACGGCTGGGGCTGCACCTGCTATTGGACCGCCACGGACGGGGTGGATCTGGAGGACATGGGGAAGACGGGTCCCGACGCGGCGCCCCCGGACCGGCTGCGGGAGGTACGTTACGGGGACCGGGTGATCCAGGTTCCCGAAGGCGTGGACCCCGGCTGGGGCTACGCGCCAGGGGAGAACTGGTCCCGGTGGACGGCGGACCCCCTGCCGAACGCTTCCACCTGGAAGGCCCTCACGCCGGGCACGTGGGAGAGCCGGGAGCGACCGGAGGTTTTGCCTCTGGAGGGCGCGAAGGGCAAGCTACTGCCCAAATCGAAAGAACCGGACGCGGGCGTGGCCACCCTGAAACGCGTCCTAGGTGGAGACCAGAAGGTATTCCACGTCGGCGCCGGGGATTGGAGCCTTCCCCTAGTGGTGGACGCGGAAACCCTTGGGGCCAGCCTTTCGGCGGAGGACATCCGCATGCTGGGTTTGCTTCCGGAGCTTTTGGTGGACCCCTTCGAGGTGTGGTCGGGGTTCTTTCAGGACGAGGACACGGGCCAAGTCGCCTTGCGGCATTGCCTGGTGAAGGGGGTGGAAGTAGGCGGGAAGGCCTATCTCCTCATGGGCCAGGGCAACGGCAAGGGGGTCCTGGACACCTGGGCCTGCCTTCCCAAGGACCGGCTCCGGAACCTCAACGGGCACCGCCGGGGCCTGCTCATCTACGGCCGCTGACCATGGGCGCCGTGCAGCTTACCCTTGAGATCCGGGATCAGGCGGCCCTTGAGGGCTTGGCGCGGCTCAAGGCGGGCCTCCAGGCCCGGACCGGGCTCCTGAAGACCCTGGGCGAATACCTCACCGAGAGCACGAAGCAACGCATCCGGGACGGCGGACCGGCCCCGGACGGCACGCCCTGGAAGCCGCTCCAGCCCCTCACCCTGGAACTGAAGAAGAACAAGGACCACGGGATCCTATGGGACTCAGGGATGCTCAAGGACACCCTCGCCTTCGAACTGGAGGGGGAGGATGCCGTGGCCATCGGCTCCATGATGGTCTACGCGCGCATCCACCAGGAAGGGGGCACCATCAAGCCCAAGGAAGGCAGGAAAGCCCTGAAGGTGCCAGGGCGGGGCTTCCGTAGGTCCGTGACGATTCCCGCGAGGCCCTATCTCGGGGTCTCCGGGGCCGATAGGGCGGTTCTCGAAAAGAAGGTGCTCGCTTGGCTGAAAAGCCTCGTGTAAGGCCTCCACAAGGCTTGTGCCGCATCATTCCCAAACCTCTTTCATGGGGGGGAGTGCCCGAAGGGATGAGGTTTGAGGCTCACAGGAGCCTCAATGCCCCACCCCACGGCCAGCCATGCCAGCGCCCTCCCCGATGTCGGGATGGGCGAAGCCCTGGCCGAGTGGTACCAGATTCTCCCCGCAGGCACCTTCTCTGGCCGTGACGGACGCGGCCCCTACCGGGTCCTCGATTCCGCCGGGATCATGGCCGCCTTCTCCCGCTGGTCCTGTGACCTATGCGTGGACTATGAGCACCAGTCCCTCGATGCCGCTCAGAAGAGCGGTCCCATCCCGGCTGCCGGGTGGGTCAAGGAACTGGATGCGCGCCCCGATGGCATCTGGGCGCGCATTGCCTGGACGGAGACGGCGGCTGCCTGCCTCCAGGCCAAGGAATACCGCTACCTCTCGCCTGTCTTTTCTTACAACCCCAAGACCGGCGACGTCCTGGCCCTAACGGGCGCCGGACTCACCAACACCCCCAACCTGCACTTGCAGGCGGCTGCCAGCCGCCAAGGAGGCCCCATGAATGAGCTGATGGAGCGGCTCTGCGTACTACTCAACCTGCCTGCCACCACGACCC